CTTTTTGTTCTTTACGCCATCAATTATCTCCTTTTTTTCATAAGGACTAGGCTTATAAGTTTTGTTCAATAGTAATTCATAAACTTGGTTAATATAATAATCAATATTGTTAATTATTTTCTTTACATTTTCTCTATCTGTTTTTCCTCTAGAAGCGCATTTTATTGCATATCTAATGTTTTCTTTATCATATATTTTTGGATAAATATTTCCTTTTCTTTTCATTTCTACCTTCTTTTTAGGATATTTATTGGTTTTTCATTTTATTTACTAAACCAATCCAATTTTAATCTATTTTTGCCAAGTGGCAAGGAAAATGGTGTGCACAAATAAAAGAATTTCCTATTAGGCGAGAACCGCTGTTAGCATTAGCCTAGGAAGACTCATTGTTCAAATTCCAATACCAGAAACCACAATTAGTACCATTATCCCAGTTACCACCGAAATGGGCACAAAACCCCACAACAGCTCAACAGCACACCAAATCCCTGGGGTTAGCCGCCCCAGACCCCGCTTATTGGTTTAACAAAAGGCGAGAACCGCTGCCAGCATAAGCCAAGGAAGACTCATTGTTCAAATTCCAAAACCAGAAACCACAATTAGTACCACTACCCCAGCCACCACCGAAATGGGCAATTCTATTTCCTGAATTTTGCCAATAATAGTCAGTAACATAAGTACTTTCTGACCCACCAATAACAGCTGCTAAACTAATTAAAGGATTATTATTATCATAACCTAATTCTTTAACCCATCCATTAGTATTTGGTGTGGTATAGCCTACTGGTTTATAAGACCCATCAAACTTATCTACTGCATAATCACTAGAATTATAACTTACATAAGCTATATGGTCTTTTATATTCAATCCATCTATAAACTGCCATATGTTGCCATATATATCTTCTATTCCACGATATATAACAGAATGTTTACTGTCATTAACAAGGCATCCGGATTTCATTCCTAAGCTATCACAACCGCCAGATGTTAATGCAACAGTATTACTTATATTTCCTTTTCCTAATTTATTTTGAGAATTATAATCCGCATATTCTACTATATATAACAAAGATATTAAAAATATATGATAATCTAATATTCCAAATCTATCTCCTACATTTCTAGCGTATGTTCTTGCATTTGTAATGTTATAATTAACAAAAGGTGCCTGCCCACTTCTGCTAAAAACTCCGGAAGAACTTCCACTTACAGTATATCTACCTACACTAAATTGTTGGCTTTCTATATATCCATCTACTTTATTATTAGCAATTGAATAATAATAATATCCACCGTCTTTCCATATTTTATACCAGAATTTTGGTATTCTTGTTAAGACTTGCCCATTATTTCCAGAAAAATCAAAAGTAGGGTCTCCATAAAATGCAGTAATTCTTTGTCCCTTTGTATCATAATTATAAGAAATAATGTCTGACCAAGGATAAATGTTATCAAAATCATTAACAACTGCACTGCCATCATGTGTAGCATTTGCTACCAATCCAACATTATCATTTAATCTTTCTAGTGCACTACTAGAACTTGATATTTGTTTTCTTACAGTATAAATTTTAGGACTTCTTACTAAAGATTTTATTATATTTGCTTCAACTTTTTTATTTTTTCCATCTTGAACTATCATAAATAAATCATTTTGTTCAATAGAATTTGCCGAAGGCATTTCACTAACTTTTATATTTGCCATGTTATCCCTCCTATAAACCTGAAGCAATAATAAATGTAGCTGGATAAGTTTTCCAAATAATATCATCTTTTATTGCCTCTATTTGAACTTGTAAGTTACCACTTACATTTGTTATACTATCATCAATTTTCCATTCTAATTTTATATAATTTTCTAATATTTGTAGTTCTTTTATTTCAATAGTAGCTGTGCCATTAACATCACTTTTTATTACAATGTTAAATTGAGCATTAGATAAATCGTCTCCATTTTCTGTGGTCTTTGGAATTAAAAAATATCTTTTTGAAGCATTGTTTTCCCCTTGTATTCCTAAAACTTCTTGCCCTGCTGGGACAATTATTTTTTTACATATTACATTTATATCTTTAGGTGTACATCCATTATTACAAGACATAGTTGTAGATTGCTCCAATAATGGTGCCGTATTACTATTACAGTTCATATTCAACACCTCCATCTAATGATACTAAAGTTTCTATTCTAGGAAAATTTTTTATCATAACATTATTTATTTTTTTTAAATCAAAATCAGATTTATTAAGATATTCAATACAAATAAAACCTATAATGTTTCCATCATTATCTTTTAATCCCATACCATACTTTGCCTCAATATTTCTTACTGTTAAATATTGATACATCGTTATATCTATATTTTTTAAATCTTCCGCATCTGATATTATGCAACATTCTTTTGTTTCAATTTCATGACACCAATATGCTAGTAAAGACCTAAATAAATCTCTAAAATCAGACATCATAGGAGCGACTCCTAAGTTTACTACTTCATTTGTCATACTCATTTTTAAAAAAGACTTTCCTGTCATATCTTTATTTCCATTATGATACTTTACTATACAAACTCTTGAGGCTCCAGTCTCTAGTAATATTTGATTTATTATATCATTTATTTCTTTCTCTATCTTACTTATATTTTTGCTTTCTACGGGTGTAAGATGTTTTTTGGAAACCCCTTTTATTATATCCTGTATCATAGAATTGTAATTTTCTTGCAATTCTTCATTCCTTTTTTTTTGTTCTTTTCTTTCAGCTTCGTACTCTTTATCTCTTTTTTGATTTCCTTTTATGTAAAGGATAAATACTATTAAAATTGCCAAACCATCAAATAACAATTTTGATAATGCAGTTAAAGTAGCTACATCTATCATGTTGTTTTCACCCCTTTACGCAAAAAAAATAGCAAAGATTAGTAATAAACCAATCTCTGCTATAATTTATTATTGTTTCTTAATTGCACAGTTTTCATAGGTACTTGTATGAATTACTTTTAGTAATATAGAACAATACCTAGAATATGCACATAGTTCATTACTTCTATTGCATTTTAAAACCATCATTTTATTTGGTTGTTTTTCATAAAATGCATATTTACACAAAGGATATTCTGTACAAGCCATTTACTATTCACCTACATTAACTGTAATTATATCTTGTAATCCTTCGTAAGATACAGTAATAGTAGCCGTACCTGTTTTAAGTCCTGTTATTAAACCTTCTTTTGTTACAGAAACTGTCTCGTCGTCTGAACTTTGGAATGTTAATTTAGAATTGTCTAAAGAAACATTTGAATATGGTACACTTCTTATACCTATTATATTAGCTGTAGCTGTTTTTACTCCAGCCATTGAAAATGTTAAAACATTTGGTGATGCAACTATGTCTTCAACTGGTGTTACTGCTTCTTCAGAGTCAGCAATATATTTTACATCAGCATAATAAGCTTCTCCACAATCTGTAGCATATTCTTGCGCTGTACCTGCTAAACTAAATGTAGAAACTGCATCTGAAGTCATATTTAAAGTAATACTTCCATTAAATTTCAATCTAGGTATTGTAATTTGAATATATCCTTCAACTCCATCTTGACTAATTACATGAACTCTCATAACTGCTTTTACTGTTAATGGTTGTGTTTTTGTATCTATTGTTACTTGGTCAACTTCTTCACTGTATTGATAAACAACTTGTAGAGAACCTGTAAAATTACTCATACCAATATCAACATTTTTGTCTGTTGGTTTAATTTTTTTAACCATACCATTTGGCATTCTTACAAAAACATTTCCTAAAGGTGTATCTTTTGTTGCACCAACACCGTTTGTAAAAGAAACACATTCATCAAATTTATAAACGCTAGATGCTCCTGAAAATATTGGTAAACCTGTTTGAAATGCTAAATATTCCATTTTAAATGTTGCACTTTCTAATTCGACAGTTATATTTTTACTATGTTTTATATCAAATAATAGTGCATTTAAATATCCACCTCTTTGTTCAATACTTTGAACTTCTTGAGTTAGAGTAGAATTTGTTAAAGCCAATCCTTCTCCCATGTAATCACCAGTTGTAGGATTGAAAAATAATACATCAGCTACAGAAACTAAAGCTAAACCTTTATTAATTATTCCTGCCATATCTATCTCTCCTTTTATTAAATTTTATCGCCATCCCCTAAAGATGACATTAATCCTTTACTATCAACCAAAATATCATCAAATTTTCCTTTTGGTTCATAGTGATTAATCCAATGTGGTAAATCAGATTTCATTTTTATCATACCACTCAATTCTAATTGTTTATACATATAATAGTCATCCTTATTTAATACGATATGTAAATATCTATTAAATCTTCTTATAGTCATATTTTCCATGTCTGTAGGATTTATATTCATACTATAAGCAACTACAGTAATCAAATCTTCTAAATCTGTATTATCTTTTGCGGCTCTTGTTTGTTGCAATTTTTCTTTCATTTGATACAAAAAATTTTCAGTTTGAGCATCATAATGTTGTGCTTTAATGTCATTTTGTATCATAATCAGTTTTCTAATCTCTTCAAAATCTTCAGAGCCTATCATTATATGAACATACATTTTATCTTGTATATCCTGTAATTTTTTAGCTATTGCTTCTAATTCTTGATTACTTGCCTTTTTCTCTTTATGTTGTGCTAAAAAATTTGTTCTTAAAATAGTATATTCTTTATTCAATAATTCATAATTTTCTGACTTTTGATAAACCTTTATATATAGTTTACCTTCTTGTCTCAATACATCAAAAGGTTGTTCTTCCTTTAAAACTATATTCAATATACATATCAACATATTCCATTTATTTTTAAAATTATCATCTATCAATGATTTCTCATATAAATATTCTAAATAAGGCAATCTTAGAAATCTTTTATTTTTTTCATCTATACGAGAAACATCTAAACATTCATCTGCTGAAGCAAATATAGAATAATAAGGTAATGTTGCCGGGTATAATAATAAACTTTTATACTCTAAAGGCTTATCAAAAGCCAAATTCATTTTATTTTCATAACTAATATTCATTAAATCCACACATCCATTGTTAATTGAAAACCTGAATAGTCATTATTATAACTCACTTGAGCAGCACCCGCAAATCTATCTATTTCATTATTAATAAATATTTGTGATTTTGTTTTATCTAATTTTACACCATTTAATGTTTCAACTATCGTTTGCATAATTGCAACATCTCTTTTATCATGTGCAGAATATGGAGTTTCTATCATCATTTCATTATTATTAACAACTACTTGAAATATTATTCTAGCTAATGCATTCGTTCTACCATAAGAACTGATATTATCTACAAAAACTCTTACTTGAGATTTAGCCTTTACAACTGCATCTACAGTATATTTTTGAAATAATACATTATATTCTTCAGTGTTAAATGAAGTTTTTGCTATCATTTTAGCCTTTTCTTCGTTTGTCAAATCTGTTTTATCTAATGGATTTTGCGAATATTTTAATAGTTTCCAAAAATCAGGGGAATTGTTAAATAAATAATTAACTATTATAGTAGGTAAATCTCTAACTAAACTATAATCATTATAAGCCGTTTTTTCATAACTGTTTTCATCACAAGGAGAATACATTACCAGTTACCTCCTAACCATATTTTTTTATTTATTTTGTTCCCTGTAATATCATCAATACATTCTATTTCTAATGGATTGATTTGATATTGTTTTAAATTTTCTATAGTAAAATTATTTCCATCTATTAATACAAAATTAAAATATTTTTGTGGAACTCCTTTTACTTTTATCGTGAAAGTATCGTCTTGTTTTTCTCCATTAACATAATTGTATATGTTAAATTCTTTTTTTTCTCCTAACATAATTTCTTTTACATTAGGTAATAATACTATGTCATTTAGCGCAGTATCTTCTTTTGGCTGATTATTAATTGCTATGTTATTCTTGAAATCATCATCTTCCAATTCTGGTGCTTTCATCATATATAATTCTAAATAGTTTGGATTTAGTTCATTAAAAAATTGTTTTACCCTAAATCCTACATTATCAAACAAAAATCTATCGTTTACCTTAATTTCTGAAGTATATTTATTTCTTTGTACAATAACAACAATATCTCCTCCAGACTCTACTACCCCTTTATTACCCCATTTAAAGTTAGTATAAGTTAAAGCATCTTCAATTACACAAGGATAACAATTAATTTCTCCTTTATCATCAGTCCATCTTAATGAATTGTTACATTGTAACATTCTGCCTTTGACATTATAAAGATATTCTGTATCTAAAGATGTTAATATCCAAGTAGACAATTCTTTATGATTAAAGTTCCAATGAATATAATCACCAATTTTGAATTTTGGAGTATCATAAGGATATGATTGTAAGTATTTATAACCAACTATTTTATCTTTATCATTCCCTTCATATATCCATGCATCATAGGCAGTATTATAATCAAAATTCTTATATACTACTCTATGGTCTGTACTATTCATAAAGTTATCTTTAGTCAATTGTGTTAGTTGACTATTTGACTCAGTTGTTTCTTCAGAATGAAGTAATGAGTTTATTCTTTGGATACATTCGGTTTTGGTTGATACCTTAGTGGGTGTAAGCATACCGTTCTCGCCCCCAATCCTCCTAAACCTTTTGGTGCAGTACGATAAGTATAGTGACTTATGTCACCTTCAACTTCTCTTTTTGTCATTTGATAAGCAGTGGTTAAAGTTTTTAATTGTTCTGCTTGTGAATGCATTTTTATACTGCCACCATAAGTAGCAAAATTTAATATTTTACTATTAGTCATTTGTTCTTCATAATAAGGTATATTCATTGCTCTAGCCAATATAGCCTTTTCATCAAAGTTTAAGTCCGCATTAAAATGTCCTATATCATATAGTGTTATATTAATTATTTCTCCTGGTGCAGGAGTTATATTTGTCAATGTAATAGTACTATTTATTTCATCCCATTGATAATTTGTTACTTGCCTAATTGGTTGCCCACAATCAGTTTGCACACCAATATAAAAACTTAAATTATCAATATTTGTAGGAGCTGGGTCTAATTTAAATATATTATTTTCACCATCTCCAGTAAAAGAATATTCTGTAAGAGAAAATGGAACTAAATCAAGCAAATCTTTTCTACAATCATATTGAAAATAAGGTATTGCTAATTGCAAATATTTCCAATACAAATCATATAGCATATAAGAAGGTTTATTAGTCAAACGTTGGTCAATTTTAATAACCGAATTAAGACAATATATCTCTTCAAAACTTGTTGCCATTCTTCCACCTCCCCTACAATTTTATATTAACCTCTAATACTATCTATAGCATCTAAAGTAGCTATTCCTCTATCAAATTCCATATTGAAATAGTCTTCAACACCTTTTCTAGTATAATAATCCCAATTTAAAATATGTTTTCTTATCATTTCACAAATTCTAAATACTAAACAGTTTATTATACTACTATTTTTCTTATTATCTGTTAATCTATTTAATTCTCTAACTATTTCATTTAAATCTGAATTAGTTAATATTTCTATTAGTTTTTCATCAGATAAATCAATATGCTTTCTTATATTAAATAAAGCATAACTTTCTGGTTCAACAAAATAGCATAAACCATCTTCAAATAGTTTTTTTACTGAATGTTGTCTGAAAAATCTTTTCATATCAGAAACAGATACAGATTGTTCTTCATTAAAAGCTAATCTTATATCTCCTGCTGCTCCTGTAGGGTCAGACCAACCAATTCCTTGTAGAACTCTACAACCAATTATTACTTCATCTTCTTCATTTCTAACAACGATTTTACTAGAAGGTACACTAGCTTCACTTTTTTCCTTTATAAGGGCTTCCATAGCTTTTTTCATTTCTTCTAATTGTTGTTTTAATATAGAAACTTCATCTATTGATTTTTCTTCACCTTTCTCTATTACTTTTTCTTCAACATTTTTTACCTCTTCAACTTTTTTTGTTGATTTAGCAGTAGTTTTTGTATTTGCCATTTTTATGACTCCTTCCTATAATAATCTATAATAAAATATAAAGGGATAGACTTGCTACCCCTTTATTTCACTTACTAATTAACAGATTGAATTCCGTAGTTAGCTTGTGTTATAATAGCAGCATCAAAACTCATGAAATATTCATAGTTTTGTCTGTATTGTGAACCTTCTGTTGGTTCTTTAGTTTTTACATGAACGAAGTTTTCTCTTACTAATTTAACTGGTTTGTCACCAACACTAGATAATAGAAGTATTCTATCGTTTGGTATAGCTCTTAAAGCAGATGCTGTAGTATTTGTAAATGGTTGTGATAAATCTGTAAATTGGTCAATTACAACGTTATCTACACCATAAGCTCTACCTAAAAATCCTTCTCTTATCATTTCATCTTGGCTTTGTAAACCATAGTTTTGAGTAAGAACTGCACCGATTTTATTGAATGCTGGTAATGTTCCATATGCTGTAACATCAGCTCCACCATTTAACATTCTTAGGTCTTCTATCATTTGAATATAGCTATCTTTGTTCCAAGCAGCTTGATAGAATGGTGTGTTGTTTATAGGTGTAACAGAATATATTTCATCTACAATAAGTCTTAATTGAGCATATAATAAAGCAAAAGCAACTCTTGCTAATTCTCTACCCATATCATAACTATTAGATAATATTCTAATATAATCCATTGTTGTACCAATGCTATATGGCTTTGGTGTAATTGTTAATGAACTTCTTGAATAACTATCTAAGAATGTTACATTTGTTGTGTAAGATGTTCTTTGTGCGATTGGTAATCCTTTTGTTTCAATTTCATATGTTTTACTATCTCCAACATCTACTTCATCAACATTAGCTAATCTGAATATTTGTTCAGGTCTGCTTTTTAATACTATACTTTCTAATACATCTACTATTATAGAGTTATATAACTCAGCAAATGTAGTATTATTAAATGCTCTTATTACATCAGCATTTGTTTCAATTTTGTCTATTCCAGCTTTATCAGCACAGAATGATAATAAAGCTAATTTTGTTTTTTCATTTATTTCATTATAATTACTTATTTCACCATCTACTGAAGCAAAAGTTCTGTCTGCCATTTTGCTTAATTTTCCGTCATGGTTCATAGCATATTTACAAACTTTTTCTAAGTTTTCTTTTATTACTTTAACATTTTCATCTTTTAATGAAAAGTTTCTGATAATATTTAAATTTTCCATCTTATATTTTCACCTCTCCTTATGCCATTTTAGCTCTAACAACAAGTGTTTTAGCCATATCCATTCCAGATTGTCCACCTAATCTGAAATATTTAACAGCTTCTACTGTTAAGTAATTTTTAGCTGTTACTTCTGTACCTTTTGCAGAATATTTTAATTCATATTTTCCAACTTCTGGAATTAAATTATCTCCAGGTACTACTGTTGCTTCTGCAACTGTATCACCACAAGCATCTATTGATAATTCATATTTTGTTTCAGGAAGTAATCTCATAGCTGTAACTACTTCTCCTGGTTTAAATGTGTATTGTGTGTAATCTGGTTGACCATCTGGTCTTCTTCCATCTGATAATGTTTCAAATCCACCATCTAATATGATTGCTAAATCGTCTTTTGTTATATCTGCAACTTTTGTTGGTGCATATACACTTAAATTTCCTCTTATTGAAGCATCTAAATTTTCAGCAACAACTACTAAACCTGCGTGTAATTCATCAGCAGCTGGTACTTTGATTTGTGCTTGCATATAACTTGGATTTTCTGTAACTGCTCTACAAACATAATGTTTTGCCATAATTCATTTCACTCCTTTTTAATTATTTACCTGCAATTTTTGCATGGCTATTAGAAATAATATCATCTAAACTGCTTACTTCTGCTGCTGAAAATTTCATAGTATTTAGTTCAAATAATGGATTAATTGAATACTTCATTTCTTTTTCTTCTTTTTCCTTATTTTTTATTTTCAAAGCAAATTCTGCAACTTTAGCATTAATTTTTTCTTTCATTTCATCCATTGACATTTTTTCAATAGAATTTTTAAGCTCTGTAGCTTCATCTTCTGACATACAATGAGCAAATTTATCTACTTCTGCTGCCATCTCTCTTTCTTCTTCAGCTCTTTTATATTTTTTAAGCTCATTTTCGATTTCAGCGTTTTTGATTTCTAAAGCATTAGCTTTCTTTTTCCAGTAGTCTTTGTCAGAGTCAACATCATCTTCTAAGTCTTCTTCACCTTCATCATCTTTTTCGATTTTATTGGCTTTTTCTTCTTTAGCAAATCCTATATCATCGCATGTGTCAGAGTTTTTAACTTCTTTTTTTTCTTTTTCTTTTACGTCATCTTCTTGTGCATCAGCATCATCTCTAACTTTTTCAATGTCTTTGTTGTCTTTGTCTAACTTGTTTTCAACTACTTCTTTGTCTTTGTCTAATTCTTTTGCCATCTCTTTTTCACCACCTTCATCTTCATTATCTATGTCAAGTTTTTTATATAAACTTTTCACCTTATTAATAACAGCTGTTTCATTATTTTTTTGTGCATAAGCTAAAGCACTAGCTAATCCATATCTATTGTAAACAGCTTTCCCATTTTTTATTTCCATAATTGGATATTTTAGTTTTGAACTTGGTGCATCTTCCCAACCTTCTTGTACATCAGCATAAACATCTTTTACTAAAGATTTATAATTTTTTGCTTCTAATACTTTTTTTCTTAGTTCTGTTTTATTAACTGAACCCCAATTAGTTTCTGACATTGCTTCTTTTGATTTATCTACAGTAATTGTTTCTCCTGTACCATAATCTTTTTTTGCAAATACAGTTATATCTTTAGCAGAAAATTCTTTTGTTGAAAAAGTTTCAGTTGTTTCTTCATAAGTTTTATGAACAGGTTTTTTATTTTCCATATTAATATTAGCTTTACCATCTTTAATTTCATATGGCACTTTAAAATATTCAGCAGTTTCATTATCTCTTATTATAGCAATTTTTTCATCGCTATATATTTCTTCTACATAATATTTTCTGCCTTCCCATTCACCATCATGATATTTATATTTATCTAAATCATGCCATAGTTGTTCTTGAAGTTCTTGATTACTTAAACCTTTCAATCTTCTATCACCCACTCTTTCTTCCTTAATATCATTAATCCAATTTTCCATAACTTCTCCACCCAAAACATCAAAAGTCAATGACTTTTCTTTATTTTTTGAGTTAGACAATGATTGGTCAATTTTATTAACTTGAATTCTATCTATATAAGTTCCATTGACTAAATTTTTAGCCATTGTAACCACTTGAGTTGTGCAACCTTTCCCTATGCTTTTATATGAATTTAGTCCTTCTTGAATTGCATTTTTAACTTCTTCAGGTAATTCATATTCTGCATTTTTTTGAGAAAAGCTTAAATAATATTCATTTGCTTGTTTAAAATCATCTTCAGCCAAAGAAAATCTTAAAACTTCCAAATGACTTCCTTCTATTCCTTCCATTATGCCTTCACCTAATAGAACACAACTTAATAATCTAAATTCATTTATTTTCAATACGCCTGTAATATCATCTTGGTCACCATCAATAACTGCTAATTCAATGCTAACTTTTACATTACCATCTCTTCTTTTTAATATATTCATAATAACAGGAAAATAATTTTTCCATATTACTACTTTAGCAGTTAAATAAGTTTTTCCATTATCTCTTTTTACAAATCTGAATGTAGAACTTTCAGGTATAGTACCAAAAGCTATAAATTTTTTTCTTTCTTCATCAGAATAAGCATGTTCTTTAAAGTCTGAAGATAAAGAAGGTATTATAGAATTATCTAATATACATAATAATGGTTTATTATAAAAAGATTGTAAAGATTTTTCTACACATTCTTTGCTAATATCACATTTATTTCTATTTAATCCCACATGTAGAAAGTCAATTTCTGCTATACTGCAATATCCATCATTTTCTAATAATCTAAAATTATCAGAATTTAAACTAAATTGCAAATTTACTGTTGCTTCACTCATACTTTACTCTCCTTTCATTAATCATTTTGTATTCCATTTAATAAATTATATTCATCTTGTAATATATAAAATTGCTCAGCAAATCCATCAAACATTGCTAAGTTGTCTTTGTATATTTCAGCCTTGTCTCTTAATAATATAGCTTGACTCATAAATTTATTCCATATTCTTAATAATCTTTTTAGGTCACTCTCTACGTTTAAATCTCCATTTATTGTAGCTGTATCAATAGCTGATTTTATTAATTCATATGTTTCTATATGTTCATTAAGATTTACATTAAAGAAATCTATCATAGAATTATATTCTCTTACATCTCTTTTTGTTTCATAATATTTTGGAGCAATATTATATCTCAAAAGAATATCAGCAAATTGGTCTGCCAACAAAGGCATTAAATGTGCATACTTTTCATGAAACACTTTACTAAACGTAACAAAAGACCATTGGCTATCTGCCCAACCTAAAAAACGGTCAAGAGTTCTATTATGATTAAACATAGCTTGTATTAACAAATTAATTTTTTCAATAGTTTCCTCTGCTATAAGCATCATTATTCACCACCTTTAAGATATTATCCATACTAACCTTTATATTATCATTATATGCTATTTCTATTAATTTAATATTGTTCTTTTTGCAATATTCTCTTTTTAATTTATCTCTTTTTTTCTGTTCTTCAAATGCTTTATCTCCACCAAATATTTCAACTTTTTTATAATGTTGTACTCCATTATATTCTATACAAATATTATATTTTGGAAGATAAAA